GTTTAGGGCTACCAGGAGAGTTATCAACTTTTAAGTTAAACTTAGAAGCTAATAATTCTGACCATGGTAGTTTAAACTTTAATCGACCTTGATAAGCGTCAACTTCGGTTGTCGTTTTTAAGAGGTTAGTTATAATCTTAGATGCTTTCATTGCTTCGATTACTATTACGTCTCTATGACGAACATAGAATCCTTCATCTGAAAGAGGTATATCAACCTTACCGATATCTGATCTGAGTTGCACATTAGTGCTCCCCATTCCATAATCATAAAGGTTGTCGTAGGTCTTAAGAAAAATTTCTTCAGCTCTACCATATACTTGTAGAAACGGAACTGCTTCGATTAAATCGAAGCAATCCGCTCCGCCGTCCCGTAGAGAAGTAATTTCCATAACCATTAAAGTAGCTAGGTCTCCAAGACTACCTTTAGTGATTTTAGGATTTACAATCCTTTCTCTGCTATCTAAGTAAAGTTTCTGAACGATCTTAACCGCTACATAATGGGTGAATAACCTTTTATGCATTGATTTAGACCATTTCGGAACTTTACCGAGTAGTGAGACTACGTAAGCATTAATTGCCTTACCTAGAATCTCCTCTCCTTGTAGATAGCGGATAAAAGATATTACTAATTCAAGTGTAGGTTTAAAAGACCGATATTTCGGTCTTTTCCAACCTAAAACATGAATATAGTAGTTCTCTACAGAAGACATTAAATCTGATTTCCAATTCTTATACCGGATTTCTTGAAGGATAATCCCTAGACTAGTAATAGTCTCAGATTGTCTTTCATACAAAGCAGATAAGGGAAACGGAGAAACATTTTCCTGATGGAGTCGAATTTGCTTAGCAAATTCAAAACCATAAGGAGAATCATGAGTTTTACTTTTGTTAAACTCAATGTCCCATTCAGATAGAATATCTTTATAGGCTTTAGCTAATCGATCGTTAGAAATAACAATATCGTCACCTAAAAGCATATAACGGCTCTTCCTCCAATTAAGGTTTACCCTTTTACAGGATAACCATAATAAGAAGTGATGAGCGAGAGTAGTAGAAGCCCAAGATGAGTAGAGACCCATAGGATTACCTGTTCTATAATATATACTAGAACCTTTGTAATCGAATGGTTCTCCAACCATCAAAAACTTCCAACTATTCGCATATTCAGATCCAAACCAAACGTCTAATATTTCTTTATTTAAATCAATCGGAAATCTATCAGTAAAGGCCGTTAGGTCTATACTATGATATGAACTTCCTATAGATTTTGTAAAGGACATCAAATGTTTAGTTTGATCCTGAGTGCAATCTTGGTCAATCCTAGAAAGAAACTTATAGAGAAAATTATGCAAGGGCAGCAATGCTGACTGAGAATAATAATCTCCAATAGCTACTTCTCGAATCTTTCCTTCTTTGTCAACTATTTTTGCTAATCTTCGAGTTAATAACCTTCCTTTTGGAGGGCATCTTGACTCAAAGAATACAGGAATAGAGTGATAAAGAGAGAGAAATTTGAACATCAAGGAATATAATTTATCTCCTCCAACAATCTTAATAGATTGTTGTTGTAGAGAAGTTAATGACATACAATCTTTAAAAGAAGTCCATAGGGCATGCCCATTAGGACCACTTTTAGAGGTCATATGAAACTCCTTAAATCTTAATGATTTAGGGATATTTCCTAAATGTCTAGGATTAACACCTAAATCTTGAAGAAAGTGAGAAATCTCTAAACGCAATGAAGATGGCGTTTTGGTATAACCAGGGCCCGTCTCTATTGTTTTAGTAGATATTTCGCCTTCTAACCTAACAGATCTTGTAATATATAAAGAGGAAAAGATTAGCCTTATAAAAGGGTAACTTTTACTTTTTAATACATAAGAAATGATAGGTCTCAAGATTTTAGGTAACCATAAC